CGGGGAAAAGATGATGAATCCTGATTTTGGAGTTGGGCTTAGGAGATATTTATTTGAACTAAATGGATCGACGACATATGCAGAAATAAATGATAGAATACACTCACAGACAAAGCGCTATATGAGCTTCATTCAGCTTAATAAAATCGATTTTAGTGTGCCAGAAAATGAACCGGACTTTTTTCCACACACCATATCAGTGTCAATACATTTTACAATTGTGCCACTTCAAACAAGCACTTTGCTTCAAATTGAATTTGATAACTAATTATTATTGGGACCACTTTAATGCCAAAGAAACAACAAGCCATAAATTATACAAGTCGAGATTTTGATTCTATTAGGCGCGACTTAGAGACGTACGCTAAAAGATATTATCCGGATACTTATCAAGATTTTAGTGAGGCATCTTTTGGGTCATTAATGCTCGATACGGTAGCTTACGTAGGCGATATTTTATCATTTTATTTAGACTACCAAGCAAATGAAAGTTTTTTAGATTCTGCAATTCAATATAGTAACGTTGCGAGGCATTCACGTCAATTTGGATTTCGCCTGCCGGCAAGTCCTTCCTCGTTCGGAATTTTGACTTTTTATATTAAAATACCGGCGGCTTCGGTTGGCGGGGGCCCAGACTTAGATTTTGCTCCCACACTTAGGGCCGGGTCAACCTTTAGTTCTGCAGGCGGCGGATCCTACACTTTACTTGATAGTGTAGATTTTTCTGTAGGAACTAATCAGGTTGTTGTTGCAGAGGCCGATTCAAGCACTGGAGAGGCTCAGTCATTTGTTATACGCGCGCTGGGCAGAGCAGTATCTGGTAGAGCTGTTGTAGAAGAGTTTGAGGTGGGAGATTTTCAGAGATTTTTGAAATTGTCCCTTTCTAATGCCAATGTTGCGGCCGTGTTGAGTATTGTGGATTCAGAAGGTCACGAATATGTTCAAGTTGATAATTTATCGCAAAACGTAATTTATAAAGCTCTTAGAAATTCAGATTCTAATAGTTCAACGGTGCCAAATATACTTAAAGCTGTGCCTGTTCCAAGAAGGTTTGTATTAGAAAATTTAGGTAACGAGTCCTTTTTACAATTTGGATATGGGTCTGACTCTGAGTTATTAACAAACTCTGTTTTAGATCCTACAGAATTGGTGCTCGACTTAAATGGCAAAAATTATATTACTGATTTAGATTTTGATCCAACAAAATTAATAAGTACAGATAAATTTGGAATTGCCCCAGCCAATACGAATCTAAGAGTATCATATCGAATTAATACCGGCAGAGATATCAACGCGGCGATTAATACCGTCACGACAATAAAAACCCCTCTTTTTAAGTTTTCACGACAAGCGGAATTACAAGCTTCAACGAGGGCAAGCGTAACAACTTCACTGGAGGTTACAAACGAACAGCCATTCGTTGGTAATTTAGCGCTTCCTTCATCTGAAGAAATTAAGCAAAGAACTATGTCGTATTTTGCGGCACAAAATAGAGCTGTTACAGCTCAAGATTATCAGGCAATTGTATATGGAATGCCGGCCAAATTTGGCGCCATCCACCGAGCGCAGATAGTAAGAGATTTTGATGAGTTCAAAAGAAATTTAAATTTATATATTATTTCAAAAGATGCTAATGGTAAGTTAACTTCAGCGAACTCAACATTAAAAAGTAATGTTAAAAGTTGGATTATGCAGTATAAGATGATTAATGATACTGTTGACATTCTTGATGCAGAAATTGTTAATTTTGGAATTCGTTATAGTATTTCTTTAGATTCAAATGCCAACAGATACGCTGTTATAAACAGAGCCAACAAAAGACTTGCTAAATTTTATTCTAAAAGACAATTTGATATTGGAGAATCCATTCAAATCTCGGATATTTATCGCGAACTACAAAAAGTTAAAGGAATTATGGATGTATACAGTGTACAAATTATAGATAAAATCGGCGGCTTGTATTCTAATAGCAATTATGATTTACGTTCTTCTGTTTCCATGGATGGAACCCGAGTTTTGGCCTCCAATAGAATTATATTTGAACTCAAATTTCCAAATGTTGATATACAAGGAACTGTCAAATAATGAGCATCGCAAGGTATACAGCCAGTCTGGATACAACTATAGTTAATGCATTTGAGGCTAATCTATCAACAAGAGCCAGCGGCTCAAATATGGGATACGCAGATTCCCTAGAAATTTTTTCAATTTATGGCCAAACTTCAGCCTCAGTTGGTCAGTCTCAGGAACTTTCTAGAGCGCTCGTAAAATTTCCTATATCTTCAATTTCAGCCGATAGGACGGCCGGCACTATTGGTGCTAGCGGAAGCGTATCATTTTATCTTAAAATGTTTAATGCCGAGCATGCATTTACGCTTCCCCAAGACTTTACTTTGGTCGTGGCACCTATTTCTCAGTCCTGGACAGAGGGAACGGGCCTCGATATGGATGAATACCAAGATCTTGGCTATGCTAGTTGGATGTCTGCTAGCAGTACTGCAGCGTGGACCTCTATCGGCGGCGATTATTTAACGGATCAAAATTATGAGATCACCTTTCCGGGCGGCTACGAAGATGTAGAGGTAAATGTAACAGATCTTGTGGAAAATTGGATCCTCGGGGATTCAGGTGGCAAGTTTGACAACCATGGCATAGGTTTTAGACTAACAGCCAGCCAGGAAGCTTATTATTCTGCTTCTACTGGAGCTGATACAGGAAGCATCATACACAACACAGCCGGCGCAACAGAGTCATATTATACAAAAAAGTTCTTCGCTCGGTCCTCGGAGTTCTTCTTTAAACGTCCGTTCATCGAGGCGCGCTGGGATTCACGTATACAAGATGATAGAGAAAATTTCTTTTATTCTAGTTCATTGGCGCCTGCGGAAGATAATTTAAATACTTTATATCTTTACAATTATATACGTGGGCGCCTTGTTGACATTCCAAACGTTGCTGGCGGTGAGATTCTAGTTTCCTTATACTCTGGTTCCTCGGCGCCAACTGGTTCAAAGCTGAAGATGTCGGTGGGCGGCGGCACCGTTGCTGCAGCAGACACCGATGTTACTGGTGGCTGGGTTAAGACCGGTGTCTATTCTGCTTCCATGGCCATCACGGCCGCAGCAACTCCCTTTGAGGCTCTTTTTGATGTGTGGCACAGTGGGGCTACGGATGTAGAGTACTTTACAGGATCAATTTACCCCGAAAAGATGCCAACATATGAAGCAGCACCAACTTTCACAAAACTTACAAGCTTAACAAATCTTAAAAGGAAGTATTCAACAAGCGAAAAAGCAAGATTTAGATTTTTTGTTCGTGATAGAAACTGGAGTCCGACGATCTATACAGTTTCAAATAGCACTAATCCAACTGATGTAATCCATAGTGCTTCTTATTCGGTTCGACGCGTAATAGACAACTGGAATGCCATTCCGTATGGGACAGGTTCTGATTTTAGTACTTATTTATCTTATGACAAGGAGGGTAATTATTTTGATCTGGATTTATCTATGTTAGAGTCTGGATATATGTATGAGATTAGATTGTCCTATTATAATGATAGCATAGGAGATTGGCAGGAGCAACCACAAACGTTTAAATTTAGAGTTGAAGAATAATTAGGGTATGAGCTTTAAAGATCAGTTTAATAAAGCATCAACTATTCGCGCGTTATCCAACAAATCTGCTGAAGAAATAGCGGCAGAAGTTGAATCGGTTGGATATCACGAAGAAGACATAGTTCGTGAAGAGAGGTTTATCCCCCGGGTTGACTTTACTCGCCCGGAGAGTTTTGTTCGTTATGGCTCCGCGACAGAATATTACGAGCAATCTTTAAAAAGAATTTATGAAGATTATCCATATGATGGTTCTCTTAGAGAAAAAATCAAATGGGAAAATGAATCAACTTATTTAGATTTACATATTTTTAATAATAGGTATCCTCGCACCAATGGGTATGCGCTGTTTTCCCCGGCCGGCTGGGGAACTGTTAGTAGCGGCTCGGGAGATACTGGTTATGGATTACCGGCAGATTTAGAATACATTTACTTGAAGGGAGGCCCCCACGCCAACCTCCACGGGATGTCTCCTTACTCAATTCAGTTTACTGGGTCAAACTATTACGACACAGATAAAAATCGTGAAAACAATTTAAAGTTCGATCTGAAAGATAATGGAATTTCGGTTGAATTCTGGCTTAGGAAAGACGCGTTTGATGCCTCTAAAACACAGAAGGAAGTAATATTTGATCTTTGGAATGGCGAGGCCTCTTCGTCGGCCCAATACGGTCGTTTTCGTATCGAGTTAACGGGCGCTGCCAACGAGGCCGGCGCCGATCCATTTAGGGTCACGCTTGTGTCTGGCACGACGGGTTTTGTAAGCTCGTCTGTTGTGGCTAGTACCTTTACAACATCCGACGTCGCCGACGACAATTGGCATCATTATGCCTTCACATTTAAATCAGCTTCTGCTGGAATTACATCTAGATTTTATGTCGATGGTACGCTGAACAACGAATGCCTCAGTGGAACTATAGCAGCCGACGGAGATCCATCAGCCACGGCTGCGGGGATGAATGAGGT